GTGCTTCCCTCAGAACGGCGGCGGCGCGTTTTGAGGGGGGGATACTCTTCGCTGCCACGCGAGGCCGCGCTCGGTGAGCTTTCCGGTCGCGCGGTCGTGAAAGCTGTTGTGCGCGTCTTGGCTGACTGCGATCAGGTTCCAGCGGCAAAAGCGCCAGCCGGGGAAGTCCTCTGCCGGGTAGACGTGGTGTACGACCGTCGCAGGCTCCCGCCTGCCGTACCGCAGCGCCTCCTGGCAAAGCGGCTGCTCGCGAAGGACGCGAGTGCGTAAGTGTTTCCAACGTTTGCTTGTGTAATCCATGGGCAATAAAAAATGCCGAGCCTCCCAGCATGGGAGACTCGGCATCTTGCCGTCCGGCTATCACCTCGGATGTAAAACAAAAACGCCGATCGACTCCCACACTGTGAGATATCAATCGGCGCTGACTCTGGCTCTGGCCTGACGGCACTGGCTCTGGTTCTGGCTCATATTCACGATCGTTTCGCGCCTGCAATGCTTGCAGTACAGAGGGAAATCGACAAGCGCGGTCGTCGGTAAGATCTTGACCTGCGTCGCGTGCCCGCATTTCGGACAAACGATCTTGTTTCCCTGTAAATCAAGTTTAGCACAAGGCTGCCCGGTATGCAACTGTTTTTGCAAAAAAAGTTCGCTCCTCTCGTAAGATATAGTAAAGACCCAAGTTATTAAAGGCTTACGCCTTTCGCTTTTCCCTGTTTCGCCATGGAAGCTTATAATCCACATAATAATAGCTGCCGAACTTGTTTTCCTTCGCCTCGGGCTCTACGTCAAAGGCCTCTTTCGGTGGCACAGGCCGGTAGTTGTCCGGGACTTTTTCGACAGTGATGCGTGGCTTTTCAAGGTTCCGGGATGGCGTCCACAATCGGTCGCCCACATATTCCCGCCCGTGCTGCATCGGCTCCTTGGTCAAATACTTTGCCAATCCTACAAAGCCGAGCTTGCCGACGGGCTCCCAGTTGATATCTCCATCCAGCCAGAGCTTGCGGAGCACTTCCGTCTCGCCGGGATAGTGATTGAGTATGATGTGGTGGTGCAGACGCTTGTCTCCGTGCCGGCCTTCGGTGGTGTATAGATATTTGTAGGGCCGGCCAAAGGCTTTGCGGCTCTCGCGCAGCTGGCGGTTAAAAAGCTTCACCCGCTTCTGTGCGGCGAATGTGTTCGGCGGCTTGTGCGCCTCGTCGTAGGTGAGCGTGAGCAGCCAGTCCGAATACGTAAAGTTTGCAGCGATCAGAAACGCGAGCCGCTCGTAGGCGTGGCGAATGTTGAGCTTTTCGCGGATGGTTGTCTGCGGCAGGCTCTTCGGCGCTCTGCCTCGTCGTTTGGCCAGCGGCTCTGTGAATACGCACTCGCGGCATAAGACGGATGTTTTCATGGATACAAGATAGCTCACTTGCTTATAGCCTCCTTATTCTGTTATCGTCTGGGCTCGGGAGCCCGAGCCCCTTATATCTTCCCGGCGTTCCCCGCGCAGCCCGTCATGGCAGCAGGCCGCGCCACAAGTCCAGATCATTTTTTCTTGCGCCGGGGTGATACCTTGTAGTTAAACTCTCTGATATGCGGGTTTCGTTCGCGGAAGGGGACAAAGTGCGCGCCGCAGGCCTTGCGCAAGATCGCGTCCAGCCGTTCTTGCAGCCAGTCGGCTTCCGGTCCGCAGCCGTATGCGCCGTCAAATTCCGTGTCCAACTCGGACACGCGGCACGCCAGCCGGTAAAGCCGCTCTTCGCCGAAGCCCTCCTGCGCGAGCGCTGCGAGAAACATGTCGGAGACTTTCTGCATCCCGGCCTCCACGCCGATCTCCATCGCCGCCCGCCCAACCGCGTCCAGCTGGTCAACGTATTTCAACGCGCGTCTTCCCCCTCCTTGCGTGCACGGCCAACTCCTGATAAATGCCAATCTTGAACAAAGTCCACCGGCCAAAGTAGGAGTTCCGATTCTGTGCAATGTGGTTTGCCTCGTTGCGGGGCATCCCCAGCACGCCCATGCAGAGCTTTGCAAATCGTTTTCGTGTCATTTTGTGCCTCCAGTTTCCAACGGGGAAATGAACTGTTTGTTGAGATAGGACTCCGCGGGCGGATAATACGGCTTGCACCAATCCATTGGCGTCCACTGCCAAGCGCCGTCTTTGTAAATCAAAAAATCGTCTGTCGCTGTGTGGACGGCGTATACCCAGAACACGCCGCCGGATAAAAGCTCAATCTGAAACATTACATTTCGCTCCTTTCCGCAACCCGCGGCTGCAATAGTCGTCCGGGCTTACGTTGAGGATGTCGTGCAGGGCACACCAGATCCCGACCCGTTCCCGGTACTAGCACTGACAGTTGGTCGCACATATTCATAGTCCCTGCACTGAACCACCGGCGCAACGTCAGCTGCGGGAGCATTTTTGAGCAGAAAAATAACTTTTGAAGAAAGAACTCCGCTTCTCTCGTATACAAAGTCCCGGCGTTCCGCTTGATCGCATCGATTGCGCCGGAACGTAGGATGTATTTATCACTCATTTGTTTCCTCCTTCTGTCCGCTCATACGCGCCCCGCAGCTGGGGCAATAGTTCCTTCTCCAAAGCGTGTCCTTTTTGAAAGCGCACCGGCAGTTCGTGCAAACGATTGCCGCTTTCGGATAGCGAATCGTCTCGCAGCTTTGGTCATCGTATTCGCGCCAGTCTGATTCTTCCCACCGGGCAAACACCACCTCCGCAACGTCGGCGGCGGGAGCGTTTCTTATCTCTCTTAGTGCAACTGAATACGCATAATGCTCACCAGATTCTTCCGTGGTGTGCTTCTCGTAATACTTCATCCGCGCAACTAAACTGCTCCTATCAAGATACTCAGCGGTCATTTAAGAAGTCCCTCCTCAGAGTCATCTTTATGCATCTGCACAATGGCCTCCACCGGTGCAACGTCGGAGGCGGGCAAGCCCGAAATCTCGCTTGCAATGCAATCCGCCAGTCCGGTATGCCGCCCCAATACAGAGCCGTTCGCAAGCCCGTACTTTTCGGCGATTTTAACCGCATCTGTGCGCTTGATGTAATCAGTCATAAGCCATATACTCCCTTCCGATTCTGTTGCAACTCGGGCGGAAGGGCGTAAAACGGCATGCATCTACTCAGTATCTCTGCTTTCAAAAGCCGCTCCGCCTGCCGCTTGGTCAGCCGCCGCTCCCGCTTCTTCGGCGGCAGCTCGCCTTTTGCCGCCGCAATGGCGGTCGGGTTGTGCTTATGTTGACCCATCGGTTACCATCCTTTCCAGCATCGCCCTTGTTTCACCCATCGCCGTTATGTACCCCTTACAAAAGCTCATCAGCATTAGGTTGTTGGTGCTTTCGTGCCGCCTGTATCTTCTTTCTGCATCTTCTATATGGTCTTTTACCATCTTTAGATGCACCTCCAGCGCGATGTTTTTTGCTGCAAGAATTTTGTTTCCCAGTTTGCGCGGTCCGATACTCGGAGCGCCTTTTACTTTGTTTTCCACGACCTCCAGCACACGCGTGATCGTTTCTGCATCCAAGACATCGGTATTCCAGCAGCTGATGTTCTTGTAATCTTCTATCGTTTCAAGCAGCCACGTGCTGCTGATATACTTTTCAGCCATCCTTCTTGCCCTCCATTTCCTGCAAAGCCTTCTCGGCTTCTTCGCGGGTGAGAAATACGGTCTTACCAAATGAGCTAGGATTGACCCCGTACTGTTCTCTTAATCCATCTACTGTGGAAAATACAATGGTCGTAACGTGGCTTCCAATGTTTGCAAATTCCATCACGCATTTGCGGGTGTGCCGCATCCCGTCAAGATTCGCCCACACCGTATCGCCCACCTTGCACGGCAGCACCACCAGCCGCCCGTCCTTGTCGGTTTTCATCAGCTCCACCATTCGTGAGATGGAGTAATCACAGCCGGAAAGTGTTTCCTCGATTTCCCGAGCTTCTGCGCACGCCTGCGGGGATAACCCCGCATCTTCGTAAGCCTTGAGCCGCTCCCATACCTACTTCATCGTGCAGGTGCCGCTCTGCCGGCACGCCGAGTCTCGGCACTGCGCAAGGTCACAAAAGTTTCCTTCAAATGTTAGTCGTTCCATATTTGTTCCTCCACATAGCACCAGCTCTGAGGCGGGCGCTTGATCGGCACAGGCTCTGCACCAAATCTTGTCTCCAGCAGGACGAAAAATTCGTTTAGTTCGCGCGGCGTATCGTAAATTTTGAGATTGGAGATGTGCCAGCCGTAGCCTGCGCCGCCGTCCAGATACTTTTCCAGCTCGCCCAGCGTCAAGCAAGCGTCCGAAAGAATCCTATCAAGCGGTGTGCAGTCCATGTTCCAGTCGCAAAGGCAATACTTCGGCGTCTCGCAGCTCGTCCCTACCTGCACGATTCGCTCAAAGATGTCATCGCACACAAACTCGCCGATAACCCCGCCCTACCCCGTCTGGTAGATGTAGCACTTAAACGGCAGGTTCAGCCTCGGGCGCGTCTTGCGCACCTCGACCGTTTTCTCTCCGCTTATGATCTTCTCGCACCACTTCGGGCGGATGCTGATTAAAACAGCTTTCATGCCTTTTCTCCCTCCTCCGGCGTTTCCGGCAAGCCGCGCCATTCCCATTTTCCGCAATCTTTACACTTGGAGCACGGGCAAGTGTCTGGAACCGGGCACTTCACGCACGACACAGTTACGCCCTCACGCGTTTGGACGAAGCAAGCCTTTTCATTTTTGCAGGTCTCGCAGCCATATTCTTTCGCATAAGGAAGCAACGCGTCCCTCTCGGCCTGCGCTTGTGCACACCGCCTTTTGGCGGCGTCAATGCCTGCCAAAAGATCTGTGATTGCGGTCTTGGATTCCTTCAGAAGCGTCGCGATACAAAAGGCGCGTTGCTCGATACCCGCACGCATCGGGCAGGTATCGCAGCCCAGATCCGACGTGCAATGCCGCAGAGCGCTAAGAATTTCAACGATCTCCATCGCCATACACCTCCTGATGTGTCTTCCCACAGAACTCCCAGTACTTGCACGGGGAGCCCTCCTCTCTTTCGCGGCCGCGCTCGCAGTAGCTGCGATTGACGCTGTGGCGGCAGCTAGGACAGCACGGGTAGACCCACGTGAGCGCCGCGTCGCGCTCTTTTTCAAGCTTCTCGGCCTTGCGAATACTGAACAGCGTCAGCGTCACGCGCAAAATGGCGTACACGCACACCGCGCGGAGGACAAATTCGACGGCGATGACGATAGCGGAAATGGTGCTGCTACTCATGGATGCGTACCTCCTTTTTGAGCTCAAAAAAATCGGAAAACTTCGCGCCGAACAGATCACAGATCTTTCTTGCCGTGCTGATGGTGCACGGCTCGCCCCGCAGCGCGAGGGAGACGGTCGGCGCGGACAGGCCGGTCTTCCGGGCGATGGCGACAAAATCGCCGTATCGGTACAGCCCATAGACCGCCTCGCGCCGGGCGACAATTTTACTCATCAGCTACCTCCTCGCATTCCTCCTGCCGGACGATCGTCCGGTGCTTTTCATCAAGCGTCACAATGTAGGTCGCGCGGATGCCGTCGCAGCACTGGCGCTTTTGTGCTTTGTAGACCTTCCCGGGCTTGAGCTGGAATTCCGGGAAGACCGGCAGCGGCTTCGGTACGCGGATGCGGACCGGGACGGCCTCCTTCTTGCGGTACTGCGCCGGGACGTAATTTTCGTTTTTCGCCCGCAGGTAGCACGCCCGGCAGCAGTAGACCTGATTGCCCTTGTACGTTGCGAACAGATTGCCGCAGCCGGGACATTGCCGGAACAGCTGCCTGCTCATATCGTGCCCTCCTCTTCCGGCGGCAGCGGCAGCCAGCGCAGGATATTCGGGCCGTTGTCCGTCAAAAGTTCCGCGCTATATAGCTCCAGCTCCCCGCAGTGCGCGGTATCAACGTCATAGATCCGCATGCCCTCGGTTTCAAGCAGCAACAGGACCGGCCCGTCCGGGAAATCGCGGTCTGTGCGCCAGGCCATCCGAAAAGCGCCTTCCGGCAGCGCCGCCGTGTCAGACTTGGACACCGGCTGAAGCTCGTCCGTCAGCCCAAGCAGATAGTCCGCCGAGCACTTGAGCTTTTCGCAGAGCTCGGGCACGTGCTTCGCGTCCGGGTCGAGGACGTCCGTGCCGTAAAAATAATCGTCGCCGAAGTCCCCGTTTGCGTATGCGCGGATTTTTCCGACGGTCTTGTACGCGGAGTAATTTGCAAAAGTGAGCTTCGTATCGTCCGGCAGGCCGGCCGCGTCTATGGCTCTCACAAGCCGTGCTGCCTTGCGCTGGACACCTGCTCGGTAGACGCGCTGCGTTTTCTCCTTCGCGTCTTCTTCTTTCTTCTTCTCGTCAGCGTTTTTGTCGGCGCGGTACTGCTTGGCCTTGGAGCACATCTGGTCGCAGGCGTTCCAACTCTGCGCGTTTGCGCCGGATGGGCAATCCATACAGCATTTCGTGCCGCGGCAATAGCCGCCCCACGATGGGCAAAGCGCGTCATGCCGAAGCGCCGCGTCGTCGCGGGAACTCGGGCAGAGTTTGCGGTCGGGGCAGTGCAGGCACGCGCTCGGCCGCCACTGCGCGCCGGCTGCTGCCAGTTCGCGCACCTTCGCGATACCGGCGGACGTTGGGAACTCCTTTGTCCGGGCAAACGCGTCACGAAGGCGCATCTGCAAGGCGATCTCGCACCGCGCAAGCTCCAACGCTGTCGCGTCCGGGAGTTTGCCTGTTGCCCACTGTGCCTTGAAATCCTGAATCAGGTTTTCTTCAATCATGTGGAGGTTCGCGAGTTTTGTCTTGCTGACGTTGCAGGCTTCCGCGACATGGTCGCGCATCCTGCCAGGAAACTCCACGCCCTGCTCCTTGAGGTCGTAGAGAAGCCGCTCGACGCGCTGCGCCGCCTGGCTGATCTCCGCGCTTGTCAGCACGCGTGCGGTGGAGTTTGCCATGATCAGCTCCAGCTCTTCCATCGCCGCGCTCCTGGGGCTACGGACGAAGACTGGCACTTTGCGAAGATCCTCGCGCCCTTCTGCGACCAAAGCCCGAACCGCAGCCGTGCGCCGGTGGCCGGAGATGAGGCGGTACTTGCCGTCCTCCGTGCGCGTGACCGTCGGCGGGTCCATAATGCCGGAGAGCGCGATGGAATTTTTGAGTTCTTCGAGCTTGGCCTCATCGACTGCGTAAAAGTTCGCGTCGTTGCTGACCAGATCGTCAATGTCGGCCTGCACGAGTTCGCGCTCGGTGTCAGACTTGGACACCGCCTGCACCTGCTTGGCAAAAATGCTTGAAACGTCAAATGCCATCACCAAAGCCCCCCCTCAGAACTTCATCCATCGTCACGGGCGGCTGGATGTACTCCTGCACAAATGCCCGGTAGTCGTAGCCTGCCGCCGAACGCGGCGAGTAGACCGTGATGGGCTTGCGCTCAAAGGTCATCTCGTCGACCTTGTCGGTGCGGCGGATCGTCTGCTCGAAGACCGGCAGAATGCCGCAGCTTCGAAGGCTCGCTTCCGCCTCAATCACGACCGGCGTATTGCGCCACATGGTAATTAAAGCGCCTGCAATCTTGAGCGCCGGGTTGATTTTGTGCATGTTGTCGATCTGGCGGGAGACGTTCGCGAGGCCGCGCAGGCTGAACGCGTCGAGCTTGATCGGGATGATGACCTCGTCGGAGGCCAGCAGCGCAGCAGCAGAGGCCGCATTAAAAGCCGGCGGGCAGTCAAAGACCACGTAGTCATACGCATCGTCCTCGCGAAGCACATCGCACAGGTCTTTCAGGCAGCTGCCCTTAACGCGGCTTCCGATGGCCGAGAGGTCTAAGTCCATCAGCGCGTCAGACGCGGGCAGCACGTCCACGTTGTACGGCGTCCCGGAGATATTTTCGGGATAATACGGCTCTGCCGTCCCCAGCAGATAGTCAGCCACGCCCGGAAGCTGCTGCCCGGCAAGACCGTAAAATTCGGTGGCGTTGCACTGGCTGTCGCAGTCGGCGAGCAGCACGCGCTGGTTGTGGTCGGCGGCCAAGATATAGGCCATGTTTACGGCGGTCACGGTCTTTCCGACGCCGCCTTTCAGGTTTAAAATCGATATTGCCTTCATGGTGTTTCCTTTCACTGTTTATCTTTTTTGCAAATTGACCGCAGCCATTAATAATTTGCGAAGCGCGTCCGGCTTTTGCATGGCGAGGGCGGCTATTGCGTGTCGCTCGTCAGGGGGGAGCGTATGAAAAAATTCGGCGACGGCGGGGGGCACCCATAACGGCGCTGCCGGATGGGCGGGGCATCCGAGAAGAGCATCGCACGAGACGTCAAAAAATCTCGCCAGCGCCACGATGACGTCTTTGTCGGGGGCACGTGTGCCTCGTTCGTAGTTCCCGAGCGCCGATTGGGATATCCCGATTTTCTCAGCAAGCGCCGCTTGAGATAGGCCATGGCGCTTACGGAGCGTTTCTGCTTCATACCATTTCATGGGTTGTCCTCCTTTAGTCCGGCAGTTTGAACTGCTCGGGCACATCGTCGTATACTTGCTTCCAGCGCTTGTCCGGCTCTGGCCGCGGCGCCTGGGAAGCGGATTTTTTGAATGTCTGCGTCTGGCCGTCAAAGGCCAGCATGAGCGCGATATTCGCCTCGCCCTCTTTGTTCTTCGCAATGTTGAGGATGCGGCGGCTGCGGCTGTTGTCCGGCTCTTCGCGGTAGAGCAGCATGACCACGTCTGCGTCCTGCTCGATCTGGCCGGATGATCGGAGTGAGGCCAGCGTCGGGGGCGGAATCTTGCCGCCTTTTGTCTTCTCGGGGCGGGAGAGCTGCGAGAGCGCGATGACGGGCGTGCCGGTCTGCCTGCCGAACTGCTGCAAATCGCTCGAGATTTTCGAGACGACCTGAAACTGGTCGGCGCTCGCGCGGCCTGTGATGTCCGACTTGATCTTTTGCAGGTAGTCGATGAAGATCACGTCGTAGCGCTTGGACAGGCTGTGCGCCCGGATGTCCTGGACGGTCATGCCGCTGGCCTCGATGAGGTCAAGCTTCAATCCGCCCAGCCGCTCGGAGAGCACCGCGACGGTTTCCCAGTCGGTCGCGTTCATCGCGTTGAGCTTGAGCTTCGGCAGGCCAATTTGTGCGGTCATTGCGATGATGCGGTCGAAGAGCTTGTCGCAGTCGGTCTCGTAGCTGTAAAAGCCGACGCGCATCGTCTTCGCCATCCGCACGGCGAGCGTCAGAGCGAGGCTCGTCTTGCCGTCCGACGGGTAGCCGCCGAGGACGACCATATCGCCCCGGGAGGCGTACACGTTTTCGTTGATGTCCTCCATGCCGAAGTCCAGATACACGGGCTTTGCGTCCGGGTCGTGCCGCTGGTAAAACTGCGTCAGTGCGGCGGACATGTCCACCACGCGCAGCCCCGGTCGCTCGACCAGCTGGGCGTTTGCCTCATTGACCAGCCCGCGCAGATCGTCCTCGTCGTCCGTGTCCTGCATCCGCTGGGCAATACCTTGCAGGCGGCTGACTCTGGCCTGCTGCTTTAAAAGCTGCATGTAGCTCTTGACGTTGGCTGCCGTCGGCGTGACCTGAATCAGCTCCACGAGAATCTTGTCGTATTTTCCGCCGAGCCGCGCGTTGATCGTCACCGCGTCGCAGGGCTCGCCGCTCGAAAACTGCGAGCGGAAGGCGAAGAAGATCTGCCGGTACGCGCCGGTCGTAAAATCGTCCGGGACGATCTCTTGCAGCACAAGGCCGACGGTTTTCTCATCGATGAGCATCGCGCCGAGGACGGCCTGCTGGGCTTCCAACAGCTTTTTTTCGTCCGTCACAGGAACCTCACCCCTCCCGTGTCAACCTCGCGCTTCGGCGGCTGCGGGTACTCGTCGTCCTTGAGCCGGTACACGCTCAGCCACTGATGCTCGGTCGAATTGTTGAGCATCCGCGCCATGCACGCCGCATCTCCGGCAGACAGGCTTTGCAGCTTGTTCCAGAGCATGGTGGCCGACCGCTCGGACTGAATGGGTTTCTTGAGCTCAGCGCGCATCATGAGAAACGACTGCATCGCCTGCACGACCTCAAAGCCAAGCGGCTCGCACCGTTCCAGAAGCGAAGCGCCGACGGCCATTTCTTTTATATTTCTTTTTTTCTTTTCTTTTTTCTTTCCATCTATATATAATGACTCGGATTTTTGTCCGACTACCCTCGGATTTTTATCCGAGTACGTACTAGGATATTTATCCGAGTACCCACCTGTATTCTCCTGCAAAACAGGCTCGGGGAGTGACGGGAAGATGCGTCGTATCTTGCCGCCGGTCTTGCGGTTCGGTTCGACCGTGATCTTGATATGCCCGGCCTTGCCGAGCGCTGCGATCCAACGCGTGATGACGTCCTCGGAGCAGTGCATTGCCTCGGCCAGCTGAGCGTTTGACGGCCAGCAGTAGCCCTCTCTTTGCATAAGCGAGGACAGAAAGCCGTACAGGATCTTCGCGTTGGCAGGCAGCTGCATATCGTCTAAGACGGTTGCGGGGATGACAGACCAGAAAGCCCGGAATTCTTGTGGATTCTCCAAAATTTCACCTCCCCCACACTTGCAATTGGCAGCAAACCGTGATAAACTAAAGATGCCTTCATGGTGTTGCAAAACACCGTTCCCGTGCAGTCGTTCGCAGCGGCTGTGCGGGATTTTTTTACGCTCTTTTCCATCGTCCGCACCTCAGATCATGCTGTAATTCGCGGCAAGCCACGGGAAGGCCACGAAGGCGACGACAATCGAGCTCCACATGAGCTTCTCGGCCATTTTGTAAAATTTGCGCATAGTTATCCTCCTTTGTTGTAAGCGACGGCCAGCGCGCTTTGAATGATCTCATCGAGTTTGGAGACGATCCGGTCAAACTCCGGCCGCTCCGTGTCGTCGATCACGCCGTCTTTTGCAATCGTAATCAGGCGGCGGTCTTCGCGCGCGTCGGCAAAGTCATAAATTTGGTCAATGAGCCGCAAGACGGCCTCGGGCAGATCGCACTCCCGCACATCGGGAATGAGCCGCTGGGCGATCTCGCTCGTCTGGCGCAGGTGCTGGTAGCACAGATACTGCGCGTCGTAAATTTCCGCCATCCGCACAACCGTCTCCGACGGCGGGATGCGTGCGCCGCTCTCATAATCGGCGAGGCTCCGCACCGAGCACGGAATCGCGTCGGCTGCGCGCTCCTGCGTGATGCCCTTGGCAATGCGGGCGGCTCCGTAGATATTTGGCATATGTCCTCCAATCCGGCAGCAAGTCTGCAAGCCGCCTTTGCCCTCCGGCAGGTATTTCGCGTGGATTTGCGGGGTATACTTTGCTATGATTTTCGCGTCAGCCAGCGAGCCAGCTCCGTCAGCGGCACGGCGTACTTGTTGCCGACCTTCCGCGCGGGGAACTCCCGGTCAGCCAAAAGCGTCCTCCGGTCAAGTCCGAGCGCCGTCTGGCACTCCGTGACCGTGATCGCCGCCCGCGCAGGAAACATGTCCGTCAAAAGTTCCAGCTGCGGCCTGTAGCCTTCCGTCTCACGCATGTTGCTTCCTCCTCTCTAAATCGATTCTTCCGGCGGCTGGTAGAGCTCGTCGATCGTGCAGTGCAGCGCCGCCGCCAAATCCGGCAGCTGCGCCGCCCGCGGCATTTTCTCGCCGGACTCCCACGCCGAAATCGCAGATTGAACGGTTCCAAGAGCGGTTGCAAGCTCCGTTTGCGTAAGCCCAGCCTCTAAACGTTTTTTCTTTAACCCGTTCGTCATGAACACCTCCCTTGAAATATCTTGTATGGTGATATTATCACGTGATGCATTATTTGTCAATCCTAATTTAAGATATTTTTCAAAAAATGATTTACTTTATTATCTCCGTGGGGGATAATGTTAGCAGGTGATAGCTATGCGACTGCGGGAATTACGCAAAGAGGCCAAGTTAACACAGGCAGAATTCGCAAAAGAAATTGGCTATGCGCAAAACACCGTATCGCAATGGGAAACCGGTGCGAATGGCATAGACGATGAAATACTTCGCAAACTTGCGGCATATTTCGGCGTAAGCGTCGATTATCTGCTCGGGCTTTCGGACGAAAAAAAGAGCCCCGCCGAAAATCTCAGCGAGGCGAAACAGGAAATGATTGAATTGGTCGACCAGCTTTCAGACGAGCAGGTCAGCAAGCTCCTTCAGATAGCAAAAGCTGCGCTTGCTCTATAAACCATTGTAACTGCTCGTCGGTCATAGCCGCGATTGCCTGTTTTAACTCTTCTCTTTCGTTCTCCATCCCGGCGACACCCTTTCATTTTAGTTGCTATCTAATTTTACAGTATTTTCTAGTGAAGCGCAATGCAACACTTTTCTACAAGCTTTTTTGGGAAAGAGGTATGATATGGGGCGCAAGAAATCGGTTATCCCCGGCTTCAGCCTGAACCGGGCGCTCGGCATTACGTCGGCCAAGCAGAAGATCGCACGCGCAACCGGAATCCCAACGACAAAGCAGGGCCGCAAGCGGAAAATGCAGAGCCATCTCTGGACAGCAGTGGCTGTCGGCACGGCTGCGGCTTGCAGCCAGAATCAGAGCCAGCCCCGAACTACGGAAGAATCTGAGCAGATCACGAAGACGGTTGCAACGCACCGAAACATCCGCAAGCACGTCATCCGCATAGCAATTGCTCTTTGCATAGGGCTTCTCGTAGTACTCAAGATAAAGAGTTTGTTATTCTGAAAGAAAGAGACGTGATCTCTATGGCTACACAAAGGCGCATCCGGCGGCTTGTGATCGGCGCTCTGTTCCTTTGCCTGACCATTTGCACGCTGGTTGTCAAGCAGTACGTCTATGCGCTGCTGCTCGGCTCGGTGACGTACTGGCTGATTCTAAGCGGCATCTTCGAGGCCTTCTCGGACGAGCCGGACCCGGAGACAGGCAGCCCTGCCATGTCAAAAACATGGGTGCTTGCGGGGCTGGCTTTTTTTATCGCCATTGCCGGGCTATTCGCCTGGCTGAGCCCAGTGCGTGGCCAGACGCACAAAACCGCCGAGGATATCCAGCTGGAGGTCGACCGCTCTGGAGTCCCGGACGCAGGACTGCATCAGCAATACGTATCGGAGCTGGTCACGCCCGATGATGAGGCGGAAACCAAGACGGACGAGCTCCAGCAGCCGATCGACAAATCCTGCGAATATATCCTAAATACCAATACGAAAGTGTTCCATCAGCCTGGGTGCAGTTATGCGGACACTATCTCGGATAAAAACAAAGACACATACACAGGCACGCGCGACTCCATGATCGATATGGGGTACGAACCATGCGGGCATTGTAATCCTTAGTTTTGTTCGCCCCGCCGTCGTGCCACTGACGGCGGGGCTTTTGGTTTGCTGCAAGCAGTGTGGGAGCCGCCTGTGAGTATAGCTTACAACGCGGCAAGCGGTAATGTCGAGAAAGCATCATTGTAAATTGTACCCAGAATCGCATTATTTAGGAAAGGAATCTTGCTGAGAATGTCGGAATTGTACGAAATCTGTCGAGAAAAAAAGGAAAACACGGCGCCACGCAAAACGAACCAGGATCTTGCCGAAGCAATCGGCAAATCAACAACCACTGTTGCGCAGTTCCTGCGCGGAGATGCCCCAAACGCGTCCTACGACACAGTGCTTGCGCTGTGCCGTGAGCTTGGGGTGTCAGTAGACGAATTCAATGGACTGCCGCATGAGGTTCCGGACCCGAACCCCGCGCTGCTGGAGCGGATACACAGTCTGGAGTTAGAGCGCAAGGCATTGGCCGATGCGTTAGAACGGATGAATGAGCATCTGGTGACTTGCAAGAAATCGCTGAAAATGCACCGTTTCGTAACAACTGTCCTGCTGGCCATGTTTTGCCTTGTGCTTCTCGCGATCATCATCGACCTGCTGAACCCGAATGTCGGCTGGATTCGCCGCGCGTTCCATGTCGGCATGCAGTGGCTGTGTCTATAACGGTGCCCAAGTCTGACACGGGAGGTTTGTATGGCGATCCCCAAGTACTACGTGCGCCCGGATGGGCTGCATGAGACGATCATCAAAATAAACGGCAAGCGCAAAGCCTTCCGCGGCCGAACCGACCGCGAGGTCTGGGAGAAGGTCAAAAGCTACCGCGCCGACGTGGCCGCTGGGAAGACCGAGACCTTTGAGAACGTAGCGCACGCCTGGTGGAACGAGATCGAGCCGACGCTCGCCGCAAACACACACCGGGGCTATAATCCGGCCTATGAGCGCGCCGTGGCCGAATTCGGCAAGATGGACGTAGCCTCGATCACGGCCAAGGATATTGAGAGCTATATCAATCAATTCGCGAAGACCTACGCCAAAAAGACCGTCGTCACGCAGCGGCAGATCATCCGCCAGATCTTAAACAAAGCCCAGCGCGAGGGTTATATCGCCTACAATCCGGCGGAGGCCGTCCTGCTCCCCAAAAACCTGCCGCAGAAAAAGCGCCGCGCGCCAAGCCCTGATCAAATAAAAAAAATAAAAGCCGGCCTTTCGGACGACTTTGGGCTCTTTGCCTTTTTGATCTACTATACTGGGTGTCGCCGCGGCGAGGTGGAGGGGCTCAAGTACGAGGACATCGACCGCAAGGCAAAGCGCATCCGTATCCAGCGCAGCGTCTACAACGTCAGCACCAAACCGGAGATCAAGGAGCCAAAGACCGAGGCCGGTATCCGATCCGTGCCGCTGCTGGACGCGCTGGCCGCTGCCCTGCCAGATAAAAAACGCGGTTTTATATTTTCTGACGACGACGGCAAAACCCCGACGCCGGACTGGAAGATCACCCGGCAGTACGAGGACTACCAGAAGCGCACCGGCGTCACCGTCACGCCGCATGAGATCCGGCACGGCTACGCGACCGCCCTGCACGAGGCGGGCGTGGATTATAAAACTGCCCAGCAGCTGCTTGGCCACGCCCAGCTCTCGACCACGATGGACATTTACACGGATATTTTGGATAATACCATCGACGATGCAGCCGCAAAAATGGGCAAGTCCTTTTGACCCTGATTTACTGTGTTCATTCTGTGTTTGCAGGCGTGTATTTTGGCGCTAGGATATGCTAGGCTTTGCCATGCTGGTGTAAGCCCGAAAACAAAATATTTTTGATATAAAGTTCCGTGTTCGGCTGATAAAATCAGAAAATATGCAAACAAAAGCACCCGAGAATCAATTTCTCGGGTGCTTTCATCTTGGCGGAGTGGGAGGGATTCGAAGCATATAAATCCAAAGCAATACCAATGTAAAATCAGATTGCTGTGTTTATACTGTGTTCAATCTCTTTCGAGCCTTGGCTCTACGATCCCGTGATAATACCCGGCGATCTTCGCCTCGGGGCCGCCGCCGTCCTTGTCGAAGAGAAACGCCTTCGCGAGGTCTGCGTAGTATTCCGGCCGGTCGAGGCCGTATTTCTGCGCGACGTCGAAGTTGTCCGAGTACTCCATATTGAGTGCCGCGAACCAGATCCACGGGTCGACGTGCACGCCGATGCTGTTGGCCACAGCCGTGGTCTGCTCGAGCGTCCAGTGCGCGCCCATTGAGCCGTCGTCATTTTCCATGTGCTCCGTCCAGCGCTTGGCATCGGCCTCAGTAAAGCCAGCCGTCTTCGTGCCCTCATGGGCAGGCTCTTCGCCGCCCAGCTTTTTGAGCGCGCAGATCGCGTCGGCGTATACCGTGATCTCTTCGGCCTTCTCGAGCGTCACAGGACGGTCCATCACGCGCTGCATCTCCTCGCGCAGCTGCTGCATATACGTGCTCTTATCCATGCTCAAGCCTCCTGCATGTATTTATAAAGCTTATCCAGATCATTGACGTCAAAGCGCAGCTCGCCCACCATCGGGATTTCGACCGGGAGCTTTTGTCCGTCGAATCGCGGGCGCGCCGCGTTGTAGAGCCGGTCGAGGTCGATTTCCCCGCCCTCGCTCATTACGCCCATCGCTTTGACCAAAGGATTTTCGCGCAGCGCAAGCAACCGCTCCTTGCCTCCGTCGGCCAACAGCGAAAGCACAATGCCAACGCCGAGCGCCTTCCCGGCGGGCAGGTGCGGGGAAATTTCCGTATCCACGTACCGGATCGCGCCGCGCATCGCCTGATCAATCGTAATCATAAATTATCCTCCGTAAAGGTCGGGGCGGCTATTGCCGCCCCTTTTGCTTAGTTCTTGCAGCAGCCGCACTTGGGAAGCGGGTTGTAGAGCGTCTGCGCCGTGGTCGCGGTGCCGGTGGTGACGTCTGCGACCTGCTTGGGGTAAAAGGTTGCGTTGGCATAGGTCACGATGGCGTTGTCGCCGCAGCAGCGACGCTCGGCCTCCATCTCGATCTCGCGGTGCAGCTCGGACTTGACCGACGCGATGTCCTGACGCGCCAGCACAAAGCTGTCCTCGGTGCGCTGGTTGTGGACGGCCTGATCGCACAGTGTCTTGCGCACGTCCTTGAGCTGCCCGTCGATGTACGCGTACACCTCCAGCATCTTCTGGTCGTTGTAGGTGTTCGCCTTGAGCAGCGCGATCTCCGAGTCCTTCGCGGCAAGCTTCTGCTCACGGTCCAGCTCGTAGCGCGATACAGGCATATTCTCGCTGCACGCCGGCTGCTCCTGTTGACGGCCAGCCAGCAGACCGACCATCGCCGTCATGGCCGGGACGACCGCTTCGGCTGCAACGTCCTTGCGAGTATTTCCGCCAAGGCCGCCGAGCAGGTTATTGAGCCCTCCGTTTGCCAAACCGAGCGCAGCGCCGCCGATGCCGAAGCCAAGCGCCGTTCCGGCAAGGCCTTTGCTTGCATATTCCATGTGTTGATCTCCTTTGCAAAAAGTAAGCTGGCCAGCTCCTAGCATCAGTGTACCGGAGATCAAATTTTCAGGGGTGGCGCGAGTGTGATTTTATGTGCAAAATAATTTGATTTTTTTAAAAATAATGCTTGACATATACGGTAATACCGTATATAATAAGACCATAGAGATAAACCAAATACAAATTACGGAGGGTTTAAAAATGGCTATGGTAATCAACAAAAACGGTACGGAAATCAACTTTGACGCGGCGGTCGCACTGATGGATGATGACATCCGCGAGGATCTCAGCATGGAGCTTGCGCCCTGCACCGACCAGGAATTCTTCAGCGCGTACGAATCCCGTCACGAGGAAAAGTACGGCGAAGAGTGGGAGCTCAGCAAAGAGAACCCCTGCTACTGATGCCGACGGAAGCGCAGAAGCGCACCCGCGACAAGTGGGATGCAGAAAACATGTCCGTGATCTCCTGCAAGCTCAAGCGGGAGATTGCGGAATCCTTTAAGGCAGCGGCGAAGGCCAACGGAACGACTCCAAACGAGCTGTTCCGTGGCTGGATCGCCGGATATCTGGAGGAGCACAAATGACCGGCTACCAGCAGGCGATCCTGATGCTGCTCGGGGTCGATACCGGCGGTAAATTTTTAGTCCGCTGCATCGACCGCTGGTATATCGATGCTGTCGCGGAGCTGTTTCCGACTGCGCCATACCTCCAGCAGCGCGCAGATGGGAAAAAGGATTACTGGGTCGTAAAGTCTGCACAGGTACATTTGCTCCCGAGCCTTACCGATGTGACGGACTGGCTAGGCTTTTGCCGTGGAGTGGTAGAGCTGCAAGCCTGCCTCGACCGATGGCTACACAAAACAAAACGCGGTGTGCCGATCGCTACACCGCGCCTGCGGATTTACGGGCAACCAGAGCTTTTGATGCAGATTGCCCCGCACCTGCCCGCAGCGCCGAAAAAACTGCAATACTTGCGTACGCAAACTGGAGAGACGTGCGCGCTGTACTACCAGAGCCCTGCGGAGGTTGCTGACATCCTCGACGCGCTGCGAGGCGAGCCATACAACCACACGCTGTGGGATCGCTGGGACACTTTAATAGGAGGGACATTATGACGGCAGATGAGTACATAGCCAAACTGGAGAGCCGCTGGCCAAAAAACATCCCGTTGGGGCTGCTGCGCGACGCAGTGATCGTCGTCTCCCGCCGGAAGTTGCAGGAGATTAAAGCCGAGCTGCATGGGACGGATCAATCGCACAACCTTTGCGCTGGGCGCCTTTGTGAGTACAGAATAGGGACTGTCGACATGGCAAACTTTGAGGCGCTCGTCCCGGGCTTTGACGCAATCCATTTCGTGGAGGTCGGGGACTACCTTGTCCATCAAGGCAAACTATCACAAGTCACACGTGTCAACCGTAGCTCAACCGGGCGTGAGGCCTTTGTTGATATCGCGCCCGTCGCTGACATTGTATACCTTGGATAAAAATACCCGGTGTCCAACTTGGACACCGGGTATTTTATATCATGTTGAGCCTCTTTGCTGTCTGCCGCGCCCTCGTATAAATCCCGGGCAGCCGCCTCGACAGGGTGCTCCGCTCCATGCACAGCTCGACGGCCACGTCGATCTGGGGCGCTTTGCCCACGATGTAGCGGCGCACGATCTCGGCGTCCTGCCTGCTGTATCCGGCCTCGCGTATGACGCGCTCCCACTCGCTTTGCAGCAAACCGGATAAGTCGTCTGGGATGTGGACTCTGGCGCTCGCCAATGGCGTCCCTCCTTCCGGGAGGGCGCGGCGGACAGCTTACTTCATCGCCTTTGCGAGCTTTTTGAGGAGATCGTCGCCGTATTTATACGCGGCGAGGTAATCGATCGTGCTGTCTGTAAGACCGGCCTTCTGCCGGATGGTCTTCTTTGCCTCCTCGACGGCCTCGTCGACCTTCACGGTGTCGTACTCGACCCACGGGAGCTTTCCGTGCTTCTGCCAATTGCGGGCGTGGTAGCCTGCTTTCGTGCCGATGTTCTGGACGGCGGTAATCTGTGCGCCGTTGTCCCAGATCGGGGTGCATTCGACCGCCAGACCGTCGCCGATGTACATTCCCCAGTGACCGGGCATCCAGAGGCCTTCGCCGGGAATCAGCTTGTCCCAGCCGATGCCGGACACGGCGTAGCACTTGGCAATCATGCCGTCGGCAGAAACGTCCGGGACGCTGTTCGAGGCGTATCTTGCTCCGCCGTAGTAGGCGTTTTTGTTTCCGTCCCAGCCCCAGAGAATGCCCTTTGTCAGGTTTACGCAGTCAAAGCCATAGACAACTTTCCCGATGAGGCTGCGCAAATATGTGACCCTGCCGCCGGTGTACCAGTCCGGGTACTGGGCGGATTTTTCGTCAATGATCGTCTCGCCTACAGGGGAGCCGAAGCAGCCCCACATGTAGACGGTCTTGTAATTCTTCGCAACGTCAATGTGCCTGCGCACAAGCTCGGATGCTTTCATCATTTCTGTTCGCCCTCCTGCGGCGTACCCGCACTGTCCAGCACGTCCTGCGTCTTCTGGGACTGGGTCCCAAAATAAAACGCGATAATGACAGCGTAGATCGTCATGAAGTCCTGCGAGATTTTGCCCGCGACGGACATGTAGGCAAACACGCCCGTCAGCGTGAGCGTGACCAGGCTCTTGACGCTGAGCAAATTGCCCAGCCGCTTTTTGATATTATCCATTATGTACCTCCATCGTCATTTGGTTTTGCAAATACTCTCTTACACAGCAGGAGTAGCAGCTCCCCGCCGAACGCCGCCGCCGCGAAGATCAGCACGTCGGAGAGGTCAGACGGGCGGTCGAGGATGACCGCGACCGTCTTGATGACCACTGCCCACGCGAGCGTAAGCGTCAGGGCGTAAATGCAGTAGTAGACCAGCTCCCGCGCCATGCGCCCCTTTGTCTTCCGCTGCGGCTTTTTCTGCCCGTCCGCCATACTAGCCTCCCAGCCCCGCCAGAGCAAGCGCGTAGCCGACTAAGCCTGAAACAATCGCCGTGACCACGGCTTTGATTAAGCCCTCCCAGCGGCTGCCGGGGAGCGCCTTGAGGGCTTTCACGTCGGTCTTGATCTCGTTCACGTTCGACTCGATCGTCTCCTGCTTCGTCGCTAGCACTTCTACGGAGGTAGCCAGCTGGTGAAGCGCCTTGTTGTCCACCTCGAGCTCGTCGATGCGGTGCTGGTTGGATTTGCAGCGCGCGTCGATCGCTGCGACATGCGCCTGAATTCCGTCGTCCATATCTGTCTCCTTTCTCGCCCGGAGGCGGCGTTATACTTTCTTCCAGACCGTCGGGGCGACCGTCGGGGTAAACACATTTCCGTCCATAAGCGACTCATACAGCTTGTCTCCCCACCAGCCCTTCTCGCCCTTTGCAAAGGCCAGTGTGGAGGTAATTACTTCGGGGATGATTCTGTATCCGCCCCGGTACTGCACGTCTTCCCAGAGGCTGGGCGCGGTCTCCGGCGTGTTCTGTGCGGTGTCCCAGAGGTCGACGGCGGCTTTTTTGATTTTCCCATGCCAGTTGATGCGCGTGCCCGCTTTGACGAGGCTGCCGTCGCCGGTCAGCGTCCCCAGGAGCTCCGGCGCGAGGCTGATTGTTTTATCGTCCAAAGCGTTTGCCGCCTGTTCGATGTACGGGCGCATTTTTCGTGCCCTCTCGGTGTACGTCATGGTGCTGCCTCCCCCAGTAAGATCTTTGCCGCCGTCTCGGTGTCGAGAAGCCGCTCACGCAGCTGCTCCGGGCTTGCCGTCTCGATATCAAAATTGTCTGTGACAAGCTTATCCGTCTCCGTGTAGGTGTACGGCGCGCCGTCAATGTCAATTGCCTCATCGTACTCTGCGCCCGTCTCAACCTGCCGGATGAGATAGCCCGCATCCGAGTACGTCCGGTACAGCTCCACGCCGTCCGTGCGCGTTTTGTAGTGCTCTCTTACGATCATGCTCACACCCCCACAATATGGTCTGCCAACGAGCTCCAGTTTGTTGCCGCCTTCCACGCATCCGCAAGAGATGCAGGAACTCTGATTTCCAGCTGTGCGTGCGTCGCATCGAACGCGTTGACGTTGGCCAGCGTGGGCACGGCCGTACAGTGGGTAAAGTCCACAAACCGCAGCGGATAGCACCTCTGAAACACCTGCGCTGGGATGCTCGCGATATCCCCGAGGCATGTCACCCTGCGCAGCGCGTTGTCACCCTGAAATGCGGCAGCGACAAAGGTTGTAGCGTCCGCTGGGATGGTTGCTTCAAGCAAGGAGGGGTCACCGCTGAAATCACCAACTCGGCCATTTACAGCTTTGATGTGGACACGCTCGAGCGCTTGCATTGTGTATGCGGTCGTTACAGCAGCATTTAATTGCCGCACAGCCGTACGGGATAGGGTGTATAAATCTGTATAGTCCATCGTACCAGGCCCAGCGATGGCGCGTAAGTTGGTGCAGTCGTAAAATGTCCTAACCACGTTTGTAATGCTTTGGATAACGATCACACGCAACTGCGTTGCCTGATTAAATGTTAAATATCCTTTAACTTCCACATTCTGTGGAATAGAGATACTTTCAAGTCGACTACAGGCCTGAAATGTTTTATTGGTTATGGTTGTTGCCCTTGCACCGACCTCAACCCTCCGCAGCATCGTGCAGCGACCTATGTCGGTGTTGCCGTTTGCAATCAGCATTCGATCATTTGAGCCGTTCCCAAGCTGTATTGTTGCACCCTCTTTGACACTCATAGTGATCACGTACGAGCCGCTGGCTGCGTACACATGCCGATGCTCAATCCAAGAATCTTTGTTTACCGTTTCCGGGGTCGTGCCGTCGCCCCAGTCAACAGTCGTGGCGTTTCTTGGGTCCTGCCAATAGTTGAGCACAAAATCGTCCCACGTCTCGGTGTCCACGTCAACGTAGATCCTTGTCTTGCCGTCATCGGTAATGTACAGCGCGCCGATATCGAGCTCACGGCCTGCGTCCTTGATGTCTTGGAGCGTCCAGTTCCAGCCCTGACAAATTAAGCCGTCATGCGAGGGAAGGGGCGGCAGCTCGGTCTTTGTGGCCAGCTCGGCGAGTGTCCAACTGTAAAGCAAAGTGCCGTCGTAGTCCCAGAAATTGATGTCCGACTCCTTGGGCGGGGCGGTATCTAACGTGCCGGTGATCTTCGCGCCCGAAGCGTCGTGCGCCGTCACGCCGGATTTGAGCGTCGCGGGTGTTACAGTGTCCTCGGTCAGGTCGATGAGCGTCTCCCCGGCGTACACGACCTTGTTTTTTGCGGTCTCAGCTCCGGAAATCTCAGGTGCCGCCATACGCTCACGCTCCTGCCTTCTTGCCGATGGTGACGGTCACGCCGCCAGCAGCGTTGGGCGTCTCGTTGTAGTAGATTGCGTCCACGTTCACCTGCGACATGTAGTCATACCCTTCGTCCGGCAAAACCGTCTGCGCGGTCGTGAGCGGCTCAACGGATTTTGTCTGTGCCTTGATGGCCTCGCCGCTGTACGTGCCCGTCACACCGAGGATCGTCACGCCCGCCTTGATGTTCCCGGCAATGATCTTCGCGGCCTCTGTGGGGTCGATGGCGACCTTGCCGGAGCCGTCGTGGTATCCGATGGGGACGATGTACTCGCCCTTGACCGTCGTGATCTTCGCGGCCACCGCGCCGTTGTTCGGCATTTCGCCGGTGATCAGGCTGCCGCGCGCGCCCGCCGTCTTGCCGAAGAGGATTTCCGAGGCCTTGACGGTCGCGCCGGACGTGTCGAGGTCAAATTCGCACGTGCCGGTATGCAGCTCGCCGTCCGAACCGTGGTACTTAAAGCCAAGCAGGACTTTGCCGGGCTCTACCGTGTCGGCGGTCAGGTCTAAAAGCACCTCGCCGCCATAGATAAATTTACTTCTGCCCAAAATTTACACCTCCGATGCAATATAGACCGTCGTGCCGGTCTCGTTGGATACCTCATAGTATGGGACTTTTGTGACGGTCACATCGTCCGCCAGCAACTTGTTTTTCGTCGGCAAAACAACCGGCTCAAATGCCTTCGGCACGACCTCGTAGTCCCCTTCGTACGCCTCGCCGCCCTGATAGACCACCTTTGCGGGCTCAATCCGCATCCGAATCTCCGGCTGCGAAAGCACCATTTTAAGCATATCCCGCCTCCTTGAGAAGCTCCTTGACCGGCTGCGAGACAATATCCGCGGCCTGCGGGTTGCCGTCCCCGTCCGTGAGCGCCAGCTGGAGGCGCGCGCTCTTGCCCGTGTCCAGCTGCATCGCGTCGGCAAGGGGGATCGTGACGAGCAGGTGCGTCTCGTCGACGACCGCCGGCACGTACTCAAAAAACAACGCGCCCTGCCGCAGCCAGAACTGGAGCTTTGTTGCCTTGGTAAGATCCGTGCCGGTCACCTCGACCGATAACGCGTTTCGGATTTTTTCGCGCATCATATCACCTCACTTTGGATTTCCCACGACGTACTCGACGACGTAGGTGCCGCTGATGCGGCAGATCTTCACGCGGTCACCCGCCTTGAATGTAACGTTGGTATTGCATTTGTAATGCTTTGCTGTGGCGGCGGTCTGGCCGTCAAAAATCAGGCTCAAGCCGTCTGCGTATTTTGCGCCGACTGTGGCAAGCTCTGCCGCAGCCGGCTCCGTGGTCTGCAATCCCGTCATGCGATCACCGTCCTTTTCGCGGTATGGGTCATGAGCTCGCCGGGGCTTAATCTCAGCTGCCAGCCGGTCTCCTCGTAGATTCCGCCGAATTCCGACGCGTCGATGCTCAGAACGTCGCCCACGCCGTGCCCACCCTCCGGCAGGCCGTAGAACGTGATCGTCCGGGTACCGAGCTGGGACTGGAAACAAAGATCGTCCACGTAGGCTTGCAGCGCCTCCTGCGAGGCGATATTGTCCACTTTGACCACCTGTGTGATGCGCTGCCCGCGCTTGAAAATGGAGATGGAGCTGGACGGGCTGTTGTTTTCTGCACGTGCCACAAGCGGCGTTGCCAAATCCGGATTGCTGCAAATGGCGACAAAGACATTCGGCGCGTCGAAGATGTCCTGCTCCTGCGACATATCGCGCGAGACGGGAGCCAGCAGCCGGATATCCGTGCTCGAGTAGCGCCAGCGGATATTTGCCGCATTTGGTGTTGCCTTTGGCTCCAGGTGCCCGATGCCGCTGCCGTCAAACCATACTGGCTTGTAGTTGATCTCGCCCAGCAGCTGATTGCAGATCGTGAGATAATCGGTTCCTTCCTGCCAGTCTTCGCGGTCGGTCTGCAAGGTCTCGCTCGTGGGGGTGGCGATCACGAGGCCGATGCCGGCCTGCGTCATCAGCTGCTGCACCGCCGTCAGATAGTTCGTGCCGGCGGCCAGATGCAGGATGCCTTCCGTCTTGATCGTCTGGATCATCCAACTGCGGTCGTACGCGTCGAGCCGGAGGAAGTGCCCTTGCGCGCTGACGGTGTCCGAGTACGTCGTGATCCGGTACACGCCCAAGGGGTACTCTTGCCCGTCAAGCTCCAGCACAGGCTGGAGCTCGTCGGAAAGATACTCGATATCTGGGTTGTGCATAAATGTTCCACCGAGGCTTCCCATGATGTCTCCGGACGCGTCGACGAGCACGTCGGGCGCGGAGTCCTTGAGCCAGCGCAGCTCCGAGAACTTCGCGCCGCGCCGCAGCACGTCCACGCGGTAAGATACCTTGTGCGTCATAGCGTCACCTCGTCGTCATAGTCGATTTGCTCGACCGTGAAATTAAAGACGTTCAAAAAGCCGTCGTGCTGCTTCGGCAGGCTCGTGATGTAGCCGATAACCATGTCGCCCTGCGGCGTCTTTGCGCAGACAAGATTGCCCACAAGTCCCATGAGCTGCCTGATCTCGCTCTCATCGAGCAGCGCCGCCGTGATGCTGAGCGAGTCCGTGCCGGAGTCGACCTCGACCGCGACGGGGTAATACGCGCCGGAGAGCTGCAAAAGCTCGACCTGCCGGGAAAGTGTCCGCGTCGTCTGCCGGTGCTGGCTGTCCGAGTATGGGAGTCTCAAGGTCTGGCCGGTGTCCAAGTCTGACACCTGATGCACCTCCGCGCGGACATCGACTGTGACCGCCGTGGACAGGCCGTAGTTGCTTGAATCGTTGTAGCAGCCGCGCACCTGGTACGTCGTGCTGCCGGAGGACAGCTCGTCGGTGTACTGCGTCTGGGCGAGCTTCGCGATGGGCTTGCCATTCCGGTACACAAGGTAAAAATCGTAGCTGCCGGAGGTCTGCCAACTGAGATCCGCGACGCTCGATGCCTGCACGGTCAGCGTGATACTCGCGCCCGGCGTGTTGGTGACAGGCAAAGCCGCCGCGCCCCAGTCGGACCACATGCCGTACTGATTCTGCACGCGCACGCGCACCGTGTGGCTGCCGTCCGAAAGATACGCGGGGCTCGTCCATGTCTTTTCCGTGCCGTAGTGCGTGCCGCCGGATAAAACGCCGTCCAGCTCCACCTGGTACGCCTCCTGCTCGGAGGTCTGCCAGCTGATGGATGGGCGCGGGCCCGTGCTCTTGATCTGGATGCTCGGGGCCGACGGTGCGGCGATCACGACGATCTGCGCCGCCTCGCTCCATGCGCCCGCAATGCCGTCGGCGTTGTAGGTGCGCACGCGCCAGTATTTGACGCTGGAAGTTAGCGTCCCGGCAGGACACGTCCACTGCCGCGCAGCGCCGGTGACGGTTGCAAGCGTCGTCCATGTGCTGCCGTCTGCGCTCTTTTGCAGGTCTGCCTTGCTCTGCGCCGTTCCGGTCGAGATCGTGTGCTGCCACTGGAACAGTACGTCCTTTGAGCCGTCAATCACCGTGTCGACCGGGCTCAGAGGCGCGGCGGTCGGCGTTGCATCGGCGGTTGAGAGCGTCACCCAGTCGGACGTCGTGACCACGCCGCTGTTTGCCGTGACCGCGACCTGCCACTGGATGCTGGTCGTGCCTGCGAACGTGTTGGCGGGTACCGTGACGCTTTGTGCGCTGCCGGAGACGGAGATCGTGTGGATCGTGCCGCTCGTCCCGGAGCGCCAGCGGAAGATGGCGGATGCCTGCTTGAGTTCTGCAATGCATTTTTGAGCGGCTTCTACACCCCATGTGAAGGTGTTTGGTTCGGATTTGATGATCGACCCGGAGGATGGCGTCACTTCTGAGATTTTGAGACCACAAGTTACCGTATCGTCAACAGAGACCGGGATATACGGTCTATTTGTTGATTTTGTCACGATTGAAACCCATTCTGTGGTTATGGACAGACTCATATACAGTCCATTTCTAGCGGCGTCTATAATCGGCAGACCATACCCGGATTCGCAGGCTTTCGGAAGGGCAGAAGCATCGCTGACCTCTACGTCGACGTCGGAGACATGCCGATCTTGCTTCGTTGCATAAGTGACTGTTAGCGGATCAAAGCTATGCTCAAGACCGCCAATGCGCGTCCGAATAGTGCCCGAGTCGCTGGCGGCGGTGAGATAGATTGTAATTTTCGACCAATCATCTACAAGCTTTTTGTACTGTGTGCCATCGCTCGGTGGCTGAAATTGCATGTACAGCAAGTCGCCCTTGTTAATCTCGGCAGGGGATGTCGTGTGATCGTTTGTGTTTTGCGCGTCCTTCTTGAGGATTGCGAACGCCGAACAATATAAGTTGAAACTGGTTGCCACCTCACGTCACCCCCATTCTGGCCACTCGTCTCTGGTTTTTCATGCGGCGAATGAAATCGTCGATCTCGCGGATTTCATTCGCCTGCACGATAAAGTTGTAGGTATCGCCGCCGGAGAGGCTGCGCCCTTCCTGATTGGTGCCGATGCGCGAGCCCTGCGGCAGCCAGACAGGCTCCGGCCCATTCTCGCCGACCCAAGTCACGCCGCCGATAAAGTTTTCCGTGCCGGCTGCGTTCTGATGCCACTTGCCGTCGGCTCCCATGTAGCCGCCCGTTCCGGTGTAGCCCATGCCGGAGACGTAGCTCGAGCCGCTGGACAGTGCGCCCTTGTATTGCAGCTGCTGCATATTACTCAGATGGCCGCTAGACATGTTAAGGCCCAGCGCAGTCTTGATCTTGTCGCCGTTGAGCGTCAGCAGGCCGACAAGCAGATTTGTCGTGTCCGCGATCAAGGCCATCGTCGTTGCAACCGGCTTGAGCGCTGCGTCGAGCGCCGGAAGCACAGCGACGGTCAGGTCGCCCAGCGGCTCCAAGATCTGCGTGGCAGAGCTCAGGATGCTGCCGAATTTGTCCACAACGCCAGACTCCACAAAAGCCTTGCCGATTTTTTGGATAAAATCTGCCGTGTCGCCCAGCGCCTCGGTCATATACGGCGCGTACTCGGCGGAGATCTGCTTCGTGACGGCTTCCTGCGTCTTGAGGAGCTTCTGCTGCGCCGTGTCTGTCTCGTTGAGGGCCTTGATTGCCTCGTTGTCCAGCACATAGCCAAGCTCGTGCGCCTCGTCGGCGTATTGCTTGAGCCCGTCGCTTCCGACCTCGATCAGGGGATTCAGCTCCTGCGCCGACTCGGACATCAAGTCCATGGCCAGCGCATCGCGCTGCGCCTGGTTCTGCATGTTCCCGAGCGAGTCAATGACGTCATAAAAGACAGCGTCGGCGCTGCGCAGGTTGCCATCTGTGCCCTCGATCTTGACGCCGAGCGTTTCAAACGCCTTTGCCGTGTCCTCCGAGCCGTTCTGCGCCTCCTGCATTTTGTTGGTGATCTCCTTGAGGGAGTCCTTCACGCGGTCGTAGGTGACGCCGAGCATGTCGGAGGCATACTGCCATTCCTGCACTTCCTCCACGCTCTGGCCGGTCACGCTTGCGAGCGTCTTGACCTCTTTCGCGTACTCGGCGGACTCCTTGGTGATGCTCATCAGCTGCTTTTCGACCTTGACGACTGCCGCAATCAGGGCAGCAAAACCACCGACTGCCGCAGCTGTCCCGGCGTTGATGCCGTTGAGGGAATTCAGCGCCTTCGTCGCGCCCTCGGGCAGATTGATACCCAACTTATCCGCCGCGCCGCCGATCGCGTCGCCAAGGCCGACGGTCTCGCCCTTGCTGCCCGCAAAGGATTCCTTGAGATTGGCAAAAACGCCCTTTGCGCCCGTGCCCTCCTCCTTCGCCTTCGCGACGGAATCCTTGACCTTATCCATCGCCTGCTGGAATTTCGAGCCGCTCGCGCCCGCCTTGTCGAGCTCGGCGTTGTTCTCTTCCAGCGCCTCCTGCATCTGCTTGAGTTTGGTCTCCGCGTCAATGAGGCTTGTCGACCAGTCGATGGTACGCTTGTCGGCCTCGCCGTAGGATTCACCGGCTTTCTGGAGCACTTCGCGCAGCGTGTCGACCTTCTCCTGCTGGGTCTGCATCTGCCGGGCGAGGACGTCGCCCTTGGCCGTCAGCGCCTCGACGCTATCGGCGTTGTCTGCAAAATCCTGTTCTGTGGCGCGCATCTCCGCGCCTAAGTTTTTAAGTCCTGCGTTGATTTGGGCAAGGGCGGCGCGATATTCTTTCTCGCCGTCCATTTTGACTTTTGTGTTAATGCCGGGCGTTGCCATCAGCCGCCACCTCCCATCAGGTACTGTGCCAGCGACAAGCGCGCAGGCTGCTCCGGCGCATTACGCGCACACCGGCTCGGCGTGGCCATGGAGGAGAAATACTCTCTGTAGATAGCCATGCACCGCGCCGGTGTCATCCTGCGCCAAAAGACGGTCTCGTCGTTTTTTAGCACATTTACCCAGATATTCAAATACCAGGCGAAGTTGATACCGCCGCTTCTTCCTGCCTGGTCTCCGCGTTTTTTTCGTCTGCCGAGCTGTTCTCAGCCTCTGCGTCCCGGACAGCGAGGATCGCCATGCGCATCACGTCCGGCGCAAGCCTCTCGATCGTGCCCAGGGACAGCCGTCTTCCGAGCTGCTTTTCGGTGTACCGGATAGCGAAGCCCTTTTCGTCCACCCATTTCTGCTCGTCGGCGTAGTCGTTGAGCATCGCGGCCAGCAGCTGCAAGACCGACTTGAGCGTCCGCTTAAGGGAGAGGACGGGGCTAAAGTCGCCGCCGTTGATCTCCTGCACCTCGGCCAGCACGTTGTTGTTGCAGCGAAGTACCCAGTCGCGCCCGTCAAAGCGCCACGCGACTTCGCGCGGCTTGATATCTTCCATGGTTAACCTCCTGCCACGTCTGTGGCCTGCGTCGTAAACACCGCGTCGCACCACGCTTTGGCCAAGGTCTCCGTGTCGACGATGGCAATTTCCAGCAGCTCGCCCGGCTTGTCTGCGAGGAATTCGCCGGTCGTGGTCGGGGTGTTAAAGGTAATGTTTTCCCCCAGCGTCTGGCCGTTGATGTCGGGCGGGCCAAAGAGCACCTTCCGGGCGAAGACCGCCGTGAATTTCTCGACGCCGTCGATCATGTCCGGCATGTAGAAGCTCCATCCGACATACTTGCCGGTCGACTTCTTGCCGAAGGTCAGACTCTTGATAGGAGAGCTCGATACGGTGCGCTGCTTTTCGTACGCGCCGTACATAAGCTTCTGCGCCGCGATCGGGATGTACTTCGCGCCCGCGGTCGCCGTGCCGCCGGTCGCCTTTTTCAGGTACTCGGCGAGGGCGGACTCGGCGTATACGCGCCCTTCCGCGAAACGCATGGACAGCGCGACGGTCATCGCGTCGCCCATGGAGACGGGGTCGCCGTATTCGGTCGAGCCGTCGGGTTTTTCTTTGTATTCTGCTACTTGCAGGTATCTCAAATCAAATACAGGCATGATTGCCTCCTTTCATCGTTTGCTGTTGATAATTTCAGCTGCCTTGTCGGTCATGGCCTTGTTCGCGCGGTCCCACGTGGATTTGACCGCGTTAGACCAATAGTAGTCGGCCTTGATTTTGCCGCCCGTGCGGCGGCCGTAGTTGAGGACAAAGCCCTTGACGGCGTATTTCTGCTGCCGCGAATCCTTGCCGGAGATCGTGACGTACATGTACGGCACGCCCTTTTTGTCACGTGAGACCTTGCGCGCCTTTGTAAAGTGCCGCAAGGTCTCGCCGGTCCGGCGGGGTTTGGTATTCTGGTGCCCGGCCTCGATAAAGGCGTAGTGGACGCTTTTATACATCTCATCCACGCCGACCGACAAAATCGCCTGAAGGTTGTCGTCGGTAAAAAGGTTGGCTTGGTTCAGCTGCCGGATAGCTTCCCGGATGCCGTCCAGCGCGATTTTTGTATCGAGCTGCGCCATCAGATCACCTCGCAAGGGATGTCGGAATAATACGTCATGGTCTCCTCGTCAAAGGACTGCTCGCTTTGCCCGACAGCGATGTGCGCCGCTGCGAGCGCTTGCAGCACCTCTGCGGTCAGCGTGTCGCCTTCCGTCTGCGTGGCAACGGTCACGACGCACAGGCCGACCGTTGCAAAGGGTATCCCGTCTGCGTTCACGCTGCGCGTGCCGGTCGGCGTCCAGACGAGGTAGCGCGTGAGCGGCGAGCCGTCCGGCGCGTGCTCCGGCGCTTGCACCTTATACACAGCGCCGGGGAGCACGGTCTCGAGCGCCTGCTCAATCTTGGAGTATTTCATACTTGCCCTCCGGCTCTGCGAGCGAAAGCGTCGTGATCGGCAGGCCGTCGGAGTCATAGCCCCGCTGCGCCTGGTCGATGCGGTAAATGTGGTCGTCCTCAAGAACCACGTACTGCTCTGCTTTGATGTCCTCGCCGCCGAAGACGCGGGGGATGCTGACCATCCGGGTAAGCTGCACACCGGCTTGCTTCCCAGCATAAAATCTGGCCGCGTAGACCTCGCGTTCGCAATAAAAGTGGCTCGAGGCGATACGCAGGCGGCGCTGGAGGGGAGACGAGGCCGGGAGCAGGTCACAGACGGTGCATACCTTGTCGTAGATCATCCCGTGCCGCCTCCCATCTTCTGCTTCGCGAGCTTGTCGTTGAGCATCCGGCGCAGATACGTCGGCAGCTGCTTTTCCTCGGCGTTTGCCCGCGCCTTGTACATCCAGCCGCCGACCATCGCCGTCAGCATGTCGTCCGCGTCGCAGTCCGGCTGGAGCGCAACGCCGCGCGTCGTGATAAAATCAGCGGCCTGCGTCAGGATACCCCGCAGATACGTCTCCTGCTGCTCGGTTGCGCGCAGGATACCGAGATCCACCATCATGTAGGCCAGCTGGGCGTCCAGTGACATAGGCCGCCTCCTTTCCTTAGCCCGCCTTCGCGGTCACGCTGCCGGAGCCGACCGCAACCGCGCGGCCGTTGCCGTCGACCTCAACCACGGTAATGGTCTGGCCGGTCGTGCCGTCGACGGTCTTATTCGCGGGCAGGTCTGTCCAGAGCTTATCAAGCGTCTCGCCGTTTGCGACTGCGATCGCCTGACCGGCGGTCTGGTACTTGAGCTTGCCGGAGCCGTTGCCGGCGACGGTCACAACGCTCTTGCCGTTGGCAGAGCCCGCGGCAGTGGTCACGATCAGGGTGCCGATGGCGGTGTTCGCGCGGTCCTTGCCGAAGGTCGTGGTCGTGGTCGGCTGGACATTGCCATAGTTCACGAGGACAAACGCCTCGCCGATGGCGGGCTTGCCGTCGCGGCGCTGCATGCCCTTGAAGCACGTCTGGTTTTCCAGCCAACGGACGTTGGTGTTGGACTCAATCGTCGTACCCTCGCGCTCGACCGAGCGGTACAGGCTCATGTAGCCGCCCGCGATCTCGTTGTCCGGCATGACCTCCCACTCGACGATCTCGCCGCCGACGATCGGGATGGAGTTGCTGACGCCTGCGACGAGAGCCGCTGCGTCGTTAAAGGCCAGCGCGCGGGACTGGATGTCCATGTGCGTCTTGCGGTTCATTACCCAGATCACCGTACCGTTGGAGTAATCCGGCTTCGCCACAGCGAGCGCCGCGACCAGCGGGCGGAAGAATTCCACGCCGTTCTTTGCGGCCAGATCGAGCTTGAGGATGTTGCTCGTGTGCAGATCGGTAAAATCGCCCTGCTGCGAGCCCCACCACGTGGGTTTGGTCTGCGCGGCCAGACGCGTGATGATGCCGACGGGCATGCTCTCGCCGGTGCCAAACCAGATGGACTTATCGATCGCCTTTGCAAGCGACGAGGCCAGCGCCTGAAGGATGGTCGTCGTGAGCGAGAGGTCGCTGTCGTCCATCAGGACAGAGTTCGGGACGGCCATGTAGCCGCCGACCATAAAGCCGTCCATCGTCAGCTGCCAGAAGTCGATATCGATCTCGTTGAGCCGATCTTTCATTTCCGTCCAGATGGCCTCGGGGGCGACGCCCGCGACATTCTGGCGAGTCGTGCCGCGGAAACTCGTCGTGAAGCAGTAGCGCAGGAATTTCGACTCCTGATACGTGAGGTCGCGCAGGATCGGCAGGAAGCCGTCCGGGATACCCAGCTCGCCGCCGGTGACGCTGCGCTGCTGCGCGCGTGCCTCGCGGATTTGCTTGAGGAAGGTGCGGACCTGTTCGGACTGCATGAGTGCGTCGCGCTCGGCGTAGGTGAGGCCGAACCAACGGCGCTCGGTGGTGTTGTTCATGGGTACAAGGCTCCTTTCGTGGTGATCGTTGTTTCTGGTGTCAGAGTTGGACACCGCTGGATTGCTCGCCGGAGGCGGGGTCTGCTCGGCTTCCAGCCGGGCAATTTCCGCGCTGCGGGTGTCAATCTCGCCCTGGATACGGGCAATCTCGGCGGCGTTCGCGCTGCGCTCCTGCTCGAAGGTATCCACAGCCGAGGATACAGCGTTGCGCTCCTCGTCGGTGCTCGTCTCAGTGATTTCGCCGAGCGCCTGGCGAAGCTGCTCTTCTCTCGCGGCAAAGCTGTCTCGGGTCTTCTCCAGCGGGGTCAGCTGGGCGCGGAGCGCCGTGATCTCGCTGTTCAGGACTAAAACTCTAAGTGCTGCCATTTACGGGTTTCCTCCTAACTTCTTGTTCATTTCTGCGCGCCACGTTTCCAGGCGGCGCTTTTCGATTTCCTCAAAATCCCGTTTCCGGGCGCTGACCGAGGTCTGCTCGTAAGCCGGGAAGGTGCAGACGCTGACCTCGTACAGCGGGTCGACCTCTTCGATCTCCCAACGGTACTTTCCGTTTCCGAGGTCACGGAAGGTCTCACTCTTGATGGCAAAGCCAAAAGAGCACTGGTCGACGTCTCCGCGCTGGACTCTAGCGTACAAGTTCATCGCGTCTACGTCGTCGCGGTTGATACGGACGCTGCCCCAGAGCCCGCGCTCATCCTGCTTGAGCGTCAGCGTGCCGGATTTCGTCCGGCCGAGAACTAAGCTCGTGTCGTGGTTGATGAGAGCTCGAATGTCGCCTGAGATCGAATTTGTGAAAGCGCCGGGCTTGATGATCTCGCTCACGTCGTCCCATAGCTGATACTCCTCGTTAAATACCGCGAAATAACCATCGATGTAGAGGTCATCTCCAGCCTCGCGCGTCTGAAACGCCTGCGGGATGCAGCGCACCTGGCGCTGCTGTCTATTCGGTTCCACCGTCTCCACCTCCTTGTGTGAGTTTTTTCTGGTCTGCGATCATGTCGCGCGGGATGTAGTTTTCCAAAATGACGAGCTCGTTCAGCCCTTCCTTCGGGCTGAGGCCGACCCAGTCGCGCACCTCGTTGCCGGTCATGAGGCCGCGCACGTAGAGGTTGGATGCTACGTCCGCAAGCTCCTTTGTGCTGTAGCTGTAGAGCCTGCGCGTCGACATCGTAAAATAGAGGTCTGTCGCGTAGAGGAGCTTGCGCGTCAACTCCTGGCAAATGATGTTTGCAATCGTCGTGGCGGTCGTCTTGATCATGTGGTTGTACTCGCTGTCCGAGTATGTGCCCACGCCCAGCATGAAAGGGGTCACGCCGACGAGCGCGGCCACGGCCTTTTTGTCGAGCTCCACACCGTCTTTGATGGCCAAGTCCGAGAGACTCAGCGGCTTGACCTGCTGCACGTCCATGAGGTCAGCCGGGACGATCCACGGTTCACCCGCGCTCGAACCCGTGATGTAGTCGTCGATCAGACGGCGGCGGCCTGCCGGGTCGGAAAATTCATCGGCGAGCGCGTCAACCTTCACGATGACGCTCGGCTTCCACTTGTCGCTCATGAACCCCTTCTTTGTCGCCTGCTCCTGCCGGAGCGAGTTGACAACGTCAAGCAGGCTCATCCGGAGCCCGAGCCCCTGCCACGGGTGGTCGGGGTCGACCCAGCGCCGGAACTGGAGGACGGTCTCGGGGTCGTACTGCTGGCCGCGCCAGCTGATGTATACCGTCTGACCTTCGTCCGGGCTCATCGCCTGCGCGCCCGGCATGGGAATAAGGTCGCGAAGCAGCCCGTCCCGCGTGACCGGCAGGAAGAAGGCTGTGCCGCTGGCGCTCGTGAGCATCGCCCAGACGATGGCAGAAATCAAATCCTTGCGCGTGCCAAAGCTCCATGGCGAAATATCCATAAACCGGGAAAGCGCGTTCCGCACGCGCACGTCGCCGTCCGGCGTATTCTGCATGAGCTGAATGGTCGCGTTCGATACGATGTCGGCCAGCCCGCCGATCGCGGCCAGCACGTCCGGGCTGTCAGCGAGCCTGCAATATCCCGGCACGCCAAGCGTGTCCTGGTCGACCGCGCCGATCACAAATTTTCGCAGCGCGTCGTCCTGCGCGGATCTGCGCTGCACTTTTACTTTCAAGTGGCATCACCTCCAAACAGCGACAGCTGCGCTGTGTATCGTTCAAAACGGTCTTCTTCCGCGGCAAAATAGTCTGCGTCCAGCTCGCACCCCACGAAATCAAGCCCCGCGTCATATGCCGCAATCCGACTTGAGCCGCTACCAAGGTGCGTATCAAGGATTCTGTCGCCCGGCTTTGCGTATCTGGCAAAAATCCAAGCATAGAGGGCAACCGGCTTCTGCGTTGGGTGGATGCGGTACTCTTTGTTTCTCATATTGCCTTGCAGCATCCCTTGCCAGCGGAATTCAAATTTTCGGATTGCGCCAGAAAACGATGTCCACGCAAGCTCACAATCCGCAAAATTGTTGCACCCATTTTGTTTATCCCACACAAGCCAGCACGGGGAGTTTTTGACGGGGAGATTGTTGATAAAATGATTCGCGCCCCATATGATTTGGTTGCGGGATATGCGGCTAAGCTCTACGAAATATTCAGGGGGGCAGGGGCGGAGTCCCATGCTTTCTGAAGGTAAGATTCATTTTTTGCGAGTACGCTGCCGCCGATTATGCCGCCATCCATGCCAATCCCATATGGCGGGTCGACAACGGCGAGGTCAAACGCCTTGTCAGGGAGCGTGCGCATGTACTCCATGCAGTCCATGTTGTATGCGACGTTCACGGGCTTGTCTCCTCCCGGGTTTCATACCAGCCCGCGCCCTTGGCGCTGGCGGTCAGATCCTCCAGATATGCGCACGCGGCAAAGACCGAGCAGTCAAAGACGTCAATGCGCAGGTTTGGAGCGATTTTTTCGTACATCACCATATCGTCGGCCTTTTCAATGCCCGCGACGTTCTGCACGCAGTACTCATAGGGCTCGGCGTGCAGGTAATAGAGCGTGCCCTGCTTCGCGCTCTTTTCCAAATAACGGAATCCCTCAGATTTGAGGGTGAACCGCTGGATCTGCGCTTTGATCGGGAAGCGCTCTTTCTGCATCTCGACAAAATACTCGCGGCAGAACTTGGGGTCGTGGCCGACGCGGCGGATTTTGAAGCCTTCGGCGCGCCGCTTTTTGAACCAGCGGACAACGTCCGAGTGGTTTGTGACCTTGTCATTCGTCATGTCGAGCCAGCCGTCTTCCTGCCAGCCAAAGAGCGGTATCTGGTCTTGCGTCGCTTTGACCACGGCAGCCGGCCGCGGGAACCAGCAGTGCGGGATAATGATGTCCACGCCCTTGTAGTGCCCGAAGAGGCAGCAGGCGGTTAAGTCGTGCATTTTGGACAGGTCAGCGCCGCCGTACCAGCGGATGGGAAGCTTCGCGAGCTCTTCGATTGTCCAGTTATACTTTTCGTCGGACTTTCGGAACTCCTGAATATCGAACCACGCCTTGACGGCGTTCGTCGTGACGTTGAGGCTCTTGTTGAGGAATTCCGGCCGGAGCATCGGGTTCTCGGCCGCGATGGCCGCGTCGTTGATCATGTCCTGTGGCCGGATGGAGTAGCCCCAGCCGGGGCTCGCTGCTTTGAGGACCGCGGGGTCGTGCAGGTCAACGTCGCCGTTGTCCATCGTCGGCGCGGAGCACAAAAAGCAGAAGATCGTGTCCGCGTAGTCGCCCGTGACCGTGCCGCGCAAAATCTTCCGGCAGAGCCCCAGATGGCCGAGCAGGAAGCCGCGCGCGTTGGGGCCGTTGGACGAGATGATAATGACGAGCTTATTGGTGTAGGCTTTTGTCGCGTCCTTGAGAATCTGGTACTGCTGCGGGCTCTTATAGGTGTGCGCTTCGTCGGCGATGACGATGTTGCAGTTAAAGGAGTCCTGCTTGTCGGGGTTCGCGGCCAGAGCGTTGATGGAGATCATGCCGTCGCCGACATCGCCGGAGATCGACCGCTCCATGTTGTTGTCGATGATCCGCAGGCCCGTCTCCGGCTCATCCTTGACGGTCACGCCCAAGCGCGTGCAGTTGTACTTCAAAAAGTCAAAGCCCTCGAGTGCCTGCTTTAGCGCGCCGCCCACCTCATAGACCTTCGAGCCGGACGCTCTTTCGTACAGCGCCAGGGCAAAGGCTAGCGCGGCCGCAAACGTCGTCTTGACGTTTTTTCGCGGGATGAAGTCCACGGCTTCCTTGAAGCGCCGGATCTTCGTGCCGGGAATATAAAATCCTATGATGTTGTAGACGATGAACTTGTGGTACGGCAGGAGCAGGAACGGCGTGCCGCGCAGGGGCGTCGCGTCCAGGAACTCGCCCTGCTGGTGGCAGATCATCGTCTCGATGATGGCGATGATCTCGTTGGCAGGCTCCGTCCGAAACTCCCATTTGCCGGTGTCCAAGTCTGACACGTAGCGTTTACAGGCAAGCACCGCGTCCTCGCAGAGCCCGTTTTCTCCGGAGAGCGTCGCCTCGACAAAGCCGTCGACCTCGCGCTGGTACTGCGCGGCGTGCTCTTCCGCGTGACTCTTGGCCTCGGAGAGCAGCTGCTCAAGTTTGCTCGTGCCGCCCATCGGGACGCTCTTGGCTCTTGCCTTGTTGAGGCCCGTCGGCGTGAGGCCGAGCTGGTTGCGCAGGCCCTGCACCGTCGCGCGCAGATCCTCGACCGCTGTCCAGTACGGGCTCTTGGCCGTGTACTCCGCGCCGGTCTTGTTGACCATCGTACAGATGCGCTGCCCGCCCTGCTTCTTCCACTCTTTCTCGGCGCGGGAGAGCTCACGCTCCGTCTTGGCCAGCTGCTTGATCGTCGGCTCAAATATTGCGTTGTACGTGCCGACAAGCTGCATGTCCTGCCGGATCATGTCCTCTCGCGCCATGTGGATAATCCTTTCTCTGAGACTCTGCCAGACGCAGCGCGCGAACGCCGCGTCCAGTCAAAAAAGGAGGATGATGAGATGACTCCGGGCACCGGCGGTGGTTCCCAATGCCGCCGAGATGAACTGCGCCCGGCAGAGCCTCAGATGCTGCGTGTCTTTGCGCGCCC